CCGCAAATCTGGCTGGGAGGCCAAAAAACAGCCAAAACAGTCGGCCAGGAGGGTCGAGAGCTGGCTGCTCATGCCCGACTAAGCGCCCAAGATTTCTCGTTGAAGACCTCCTTTCGCCCCTGAGCACGTCGGATAGCGAGATCTATGTCACTCTGCGTGTAGAGGAACCAGTACCTCAAGTTCGTGTACGGGGTGTTCATACGGTCTATCCGCCCCATGCACTGCTGCGTCTGTCGCCAGGAATACGACAGACTGAAGAAAATCATGCAGTCCGTCGTCACGCAATTCCACCCCTCAGCACCCGAGGCGTAGTTCACCAAGTACGCCCATGACTCCCCCTCCGGCAAGGATTCGTGCTTGTGTCCGTTGTACTCCTTCACAGATACACCTGAGAGGTCGTGTAAGCCACGTAGAAGCTCTAACTCGTAGTCGAAGGAGTAGAATACGATTACTCGCTTAAAACGCCTCAGAATGGCTCTCACGCGTTCCATACGAGCCTCGTTGTCGTTCACCATGCGCCTGGCCGCATAGCACAGGGCTCCAGCATCCTCGATGGGTTCCATCTTCCAAGGATCGAAACGGTCCCTCATCAAGGTCTTGAACGCCATTTTGTCATAAGGCACATCCACCCACTCGACAATTCGGCGCGTGTGGCGCTTATCGGGCATCGAGACGGTCACGAGGCGCTTGAAACCCTGGAGTTTGCTCTGGTTGTGCCAGCGTTTCACCTTCGGGTACTTCGCGAAACGGTCCCACTCGACGTGCTGCTCCACGAAATCGGTCTTGTTGCGATAGAACCCGTGCGCTAGAAACACATTGAGGTAGTCCATCCAGTCGTCCCCGGGCGTAGCGCTCAGGAGGATCCAGCGGTTCTGGCGGGCTATCTTCACGAACGCCCTCCCCCAAGCCCCCTGACCTCCTCCACGAGCCTCGTCGAAGACGAAGAACGCCTTCCTCACGCCCTTGTACTTGGCTATGTTGTTCCAGGAGTCTATGACTACACTATACCCCCTCTCTTCAAGCCCCATATGAACAACCTCGTCGTGCCATTCGCGGTCGTTCCTCTTCTTGGCCGTGCAAATTATATATACCATGGCGGGTGCCCCGGAGGGCGAAGTGGACCGGGGGGTCTCATACGACTCGACGATATACGCCAGAGCCGTAAGAGACTTCCCGGAACCCACTCCGCCCTTCAGGATGCACCCGTCGGTCATCTTCTGCAAGGCCTCTTGCTGGTGACTCCAGAGCATCACGCCCATGAGTCCAGTTCAAGAGCCATCTGCGTCCAAGCCTCCTTCCGATTGGCCCAGGATTGCCGCACGCCGTCTGAACGGGAGCGTACAGCTAGGTTCTCAAGACGATTATCCCGCTTGTCGCCGTTGATGTGGTATACGTGCTCGTCAGGGCTCAGGGGGCCTCTGAACGCCTCCCAGACCACGCGGTGCAAGTAGTATGTCCTACTTCCGCTCAAGGTGGGGAGATTGACCACGAGATAGCCGTTGTCCTTCTCGAAGGTCCGGTAGTAGTATCGCCCATTCCGAGTGCGACAGACACCGCCGACTGATACCTCGACGCGGTTCCCATCCCCCACGGGGGCCCATACGCGGCCGCTCAAATCGCTGTTACGATCACCGAGGGATCGGTGTAGCGCTCGAAGACGTGCTTCCCTTTCTCGAACAGCTGCCTCCCGACCACCGAGACACCCTTCGCATCCGAGATCGTCAAGACGTACCGGTCGAGCTCAGAGCACCACCCCCAGCTCCAGGTGACATGGTCCCAGCACAGGCGTCCGGTAGGGCGGTGCACAATGACCGTCTCGTCGATCGCCCCACTGAGGTACTCGTCAACCGAAAATGTATTCATCCCACTCACTGATTGCTCCAATCGCCTTGGCTGCTTCGTACTTGCGCTTCTCAGGGGTCTTCCCGAAACTCGCCGCCGAGTGACCCACTGTTTTGGCGAGGCCTATGGCTCGCGTGTGGACCATGGCGTCGTTGAGATTCATGATCCGGATGTTCTCAAGAGTGAGTGGGCCATCAGGATCGTCCAGGACAACCCTCTCCTCCTTATCCAGTGGACGGATCCAGGCGTCCGCCATGAGTCTGGCAACGCCGACGTGGACCCGTGTTCTTCCCCTGCACAGGGTGACATAAGGCGTCCTTCGATTCTGACCGGTAGTCCCCCACTTGTGTGTAAAACCGTCAGAGATCTTACGCACAACCCCGTCGAGACTCACGCAATGAGTGAACCACTCGTAGCATTGGCGGTAGTCCTCGGTCATGGTCCAGGGCTCGAGCTTGGCTCGCTTGACCTCGTTGGGCGACGTGACGAATAGATTCGACAGACGGCAGTCCTCAACGTCTCCGTTCAAGGATTTGACGAACTTGCCGCGCGGAAGCTTCTCGCCGTGAAATGTCTCCCACACGATTCGTCGCAGGGGGACAGTGCGCCAGGCTTTCGTTCCAGCGGGGGTCTTGGCACCGATGGGGTGCAGAGTCACACAGCGCTCTGCGGTCGTGGCGCGATTGCGAATCCGCATCGAGTCTTTACGAGGAGTCTTGTCCGAGGCCCGTCGGACGTTGCCGAGATCACTCACCTCGGTGTTCTCGTAGTACGTGGACTCGACCCACCTCTCAGTCATCCGAGAGCTCCGCGTGGTAATGGTAGACGGTGCGGTCGAGCTCATAGCGCTTGTTGACCAGGCGAGGGCGGTGCAGACGGTGCTTGCGGAGCATGATGTCCAGGAGCTTCTGAACGCTGTGCTCTCGCTCCTGCCAGTGCCGAGTCTCGGTGTGCAAGTTACCGCTGTGATCAGTGTGAGTCAAGTGAAATACGATGGTCTTCATCGGCGTGCTTCTTCCGTACGGTCGTGCTTCCAGACTGCTTCGATCTCGTCCTCGGTCTCGGTGATGGTCCATCGCTTATCGCTGTAGTGGACCACGTCTTCTATGATGTCCCCTTCGAGGAACATGTTCGGGTACGTCACCGGGATGCACCACTCACCGTCCAGGACAGTCACAGGCCCGGTGATCTCGTCCACGATGTCGGGTGCATCCTTGATGCGAGTGCGGAGAATCATGAGACCTTCCAATCGAGATTGTGGAGAAGTGTCTGGAGCTCCTCCTGGGCAGTGATCAGTGCCGGGGTAACATGGAGCGACTTCAACTCCTCGAGATATGCGTGAGCCGTGCGATAGTCGTTACGCAGGAACGTCTGGTCCTCATTCCAGGGATCGACGTACAACCTCCAGAAACTGGCGGTAATACGAGTCCACTCGACGATAACGCGAATGCGGTCCATCTCAGATCGTCTCCCTCAGGGTTTTCTTCAACGTTTCGCGAATTGAGCTCCAGACGTCCCTTGTCTGGAACACGAGCGCGAGAATGTCCGAGACGTCGGCGTCCTCTACGAGGAGCGGGAGGTTCTGAGCATCCTCCTCAAGGCCGTCAAGTGCCCGCATGTGGTTCTTGCACTCCATGGAGTCTCGAGCCATCTTCGAGATCACGTCTTGCGTGAAATGAGCGGTGTCAAGAGTGGCCGACCAATACGAGCTCATTCGCTGAGCCTGCGATATCGAGTACTGGACCCGCTCGAGAATCTCGTCGTAAGTCATCGTGTGTTCCAATCTTTGTAGTAATGAAAAAGTATGCTGTCACGTGAACCCGGGGGCCCAATGTCTCCAGAGGACCCCCGGGTTCGAATGCCGTCTCAGACGATGCCTGAGAACAGCGTGTAGAACGCGTCGTCGCTGATGATCACGACGTCGCGAGATCCGATGTGCACGGTCCACATGCCGTGCCGCTTCTCGGCTTTTACGACCGCCCCCGCTCGAGTCTGGTAGTACCCAGAGAGGTTCTTCGTTGATGGGTACCGCATTACTGCCTCTTGACTCTCTCGATCTCTCGATCGATGTACCACCGAGCCTTCTCCAGATCCTCGACGTGCTTGCCTGGATCCTTGCGTCCCGCACGGCAGACGTACTTCACGACGTTGCCCGCGCAGAACGAAAGGTGCTCGGTGAGGTCGATCACCTCAGCACCGTTACTCCAGCCATTGGCGTAATGCGGCGGATGCGAGACGTTATCCGAGGACAGTGTTCGTTCCTGCCAAGGGGCAGTGGACTTGAACCGGTCGACCCGCTCCTTGATGACGATAGTATCGCCCTTGAGCTCGTACTCGTACTCCGACTTGTCGCAGATCGCATAGGGATTCCCCACAGGATATGCTACCGTCCGAGAGCAGGGGGTGAATACGACACGACCGATTTCCTCGGCGGTGTAGACCCAGTACTCATCATCCCCGTCGAGGAGCCACCATCCCGACGGATCATAGGTAATTCGCTCAGCTTCCCCTCCATTCGGCAGAACAACCCGGCTGGCCGTGACCGCTGTCCAGAAAGCATTACCGCCTCCGACGCCCTTCTTGGAGATCATCAGCGCCACTCCTCCGGTGGCTCTTCTTCCTCGGGAGCAGGCGGGTTGTAAATCGCATCGAGCTCGTCCGTGGCGATCGTGATATACGCCTTGTCGAGGTATGCGGTGCAGAACTCAATACCCGCTCGAGTCCGGCCGTGGTAAGGCCGAATGCTCAAGTCGGCTTTCTCGATGTCCGCGAAGTCCAGCTGACCGACAGTGTCCTCGGTCAAGGGGGTTCTTGCTCCGGCGGCGATCAGAGTGACCTTAGGCGGACGATACCCGTAACGGACCTTGACCTGGACGAAGGGTGTGGGCTCCTCCTCGTCGTCACGAGGCTTGAGAGTCTTGACGTTGAACCCCTCCTCCCGGAACGACCCCTCCTTGTCCGGGGGCAGAATAACGCAGAACGTCCTGTCCGTGTTACCGAACTTGTTCGGAGCACCCGAGAAGTTTCGGAACAGAAGGCGTGCGTTGCGAATAATGTAGTTAGCCATGGTGCGTTCTCCTATCAGTAGTTCTTGAGCCAATCGGTGATGCGTGAGATTTCCTTTCGCATCACGATGAGCATAGTATCCTCGTAGTCGCTGTAGACCTCTGGAACTTCCTCGTCAATGGCGGTCAAAATGCCGAGATGCGTCTCCTTCGTCGTGGACAGAAGCCCGAGAATATGATCCTGCAGAATCGCCGCCTCCTCCGCATCCAGACGTCGCGTGAAAGTCTCCATGTGTTCCCCTCTGTAAAGAATGATAATCCATACCCGTTGTTAACGGATACGGATTTGGAGTCACTTCTCCTGATCGGTCTCGTTGTCCTTCGCGTCGTACGCGGCCTGGCAGATGCCGGTGACGGCACCCGCAACAACCGCGGCAACAGCGATCTTGACGAGCTTCTTGTTCATGGTCTTTCCTTTCTATAGTGGGGTCTCCATTATAAGCCTTGTTGCGCTCGCGATGAAGACCCCACTGTCGAACGTCAGACTGCTCGGAAGATCTCTTCGTCGCCGTACTTTCGGATCTGATTCAGGGCGTCCTCAGCCAACTTGTCATAATATCGCTGGTCGATTTGTGCCCCGGTCAGAAGAGCGTCCCCTGACTCCATCCACAGGTAGCCCTTGGTGCCCGCGACTGCTCCGTAGGATATGACGTCCTGTCCGTCTGCGTCCTTTCGGCGCGTTTCGCGTAGAATTCTTCCGCCTCCGTCGATGACCGGAACGAACGTTCCCACACGACCAATGAATTTGAGATCTTCAGGTACGACGTCATCACTATCTGGTGCGAGATACATCCGGCTTGTGACGGACTTGGCTTGGATATAGTCGTTGAACTCAATGGGCTCTCTGGTGAACAGCTTCTTGTAGACATAGGGCTCCTGGAATTGCTTGCCGGTTGCGTGCCATCCCGATTCGTCATATGCGATGTACACCGCATCGTTCACAAGACACATGCGGTCGTATGTCGCCTCATGCTCGAAGTCGTAGCCGTACTTCTTTCCGAAGTCTATGACGAATTGGATATCTTCGGGAGTTGCGTTAGGAATCTTGATCGAATCGGTCTTGATATGCGCGACCGTCAATCCTCGCTCCTGCACAGCCTCCTTCAGATCGACCATGAATAGGGCCCCGCGTTTCGCGACGATGTTGTCGACGTTACGTGGGTCCCGAAAGGGATTGTCGAACTTGGCAGCCGTGAGTCCGTAGACGCTGTTGATGGCGATCTTGAGGGCATATGCGAGGGCTGAGAGCTCTTCTTTCGATCCCAGGTACGGACTAAGAGCACCCCCAAGAAGACTAGCAGCGGATGCCGTATCGCCATGTTTGACGGCGATCCTAGCCTTCTTGATCTCCGAAAAGCGCGACGTGTACTCGCCGAACAGATTGAGTTGCTCAATTGACGTAGGATGCAGTGATGCAACATCCAGAAGAGCAACATCACGATAAATACCAGGCTCAGCATAGACGTAACCTCCTTCGCCGACTTCCACGCCCTTGTACGTGGACTTGCCGTATTCGTACTTGTATCCGGGGAACATCTCGCTCAAGTCCGTGTAGACCAGCTGCGGATGCTTCTCCTTGCCGAAAATGATTCGGGTTGTCAGGGCATTAGTCGAATGATTCGGCGTAAGCCCGGCCACCTTGGCGAGAACCTGACGTGCGACCCAATCCTCGTGGAGGTGCTCGAACACCTTCTCCGTGGCTATGACGTCGTTATCACAGTACTCGCTCACGCGTGCCCAGTGCTCTTCAGGCACCGGTTCATCCCAGTCGAAGCCGAGCTCATCGTGCTTGAGATTGAGCTCAATCTCCCACTTCTTCAAGGATTGCTTCTTCGCCGCGAAGTCGTACACATCCGTGTAGGAGAGGTTGTACGCCTCGACGAATCCGGCCTTGACGTGGGACTCGATGATCCTCTTAGAGAGCTTGTAGAGCTCGTAGTTCGAATATCCGATGATTCGTGCGTAGAGTATGTGGTTGTCGTACCTGCGGTTATTGAAACCGACAAGACGATTCCTACACAGCGTCTCGACTTCCTCCGGGTCCGGATTGATCATTCGGACAACCTTCTCGTTGCCCTGGACCTTCCAGTTGAGGAGAAAGAGGTTTGGAAAGACCTCGCAGTCGAAGAAAATGAGGTCTCCGTCCGGCATAGGTGGGTTCTCGGATTCCTCGTCATTCTCGGACTGGAAGTGCATCTTCGCCACCTGCTCGAGGCAGTACGCTCCGTGATGTGTGCTGGATGCTGCGAACGCCATAACCTGGTTGCGCATGTCCGAGATATCATAAGCTAGGTCTGACGAATACGCGTCGTCCAGGATCTTGCGAATGAAATCCACGCTCGGCTTGGTACCCGGATGTATCTCTTTGCGAAGGTTGCGCAGAACGAGTTGGCGCAGCGCCTTCTCGCTCTTCATGCGGTTGTCCGAGATCACAGGCTCCTCCTTGAGAGGGATGTCCCCTTCGGAAAGTCGCGCAAGAGTCGGTCGTCCTCCGCATTTGGTGAGGCGCCTACGGAGTGCTGACTTTCCTCGATAGACTTTGCACTCGATTCCGTCTGCAATGAAATTGCGGAGTCTGTCGGTGTCTCCATCGTAAACGTAATGGAGGTGGATACCTCCTCCGCTTCGTGAGAGCTCAGCGTATGTAGGAGGCCACTGAGCTGCGGCTGCAATATTGCGCTCAAGAGATTTGGATCCCCCTTCAGAGAGATCGAAATCGATGACGACTTCGTTGACCGGTGGACGGACAAAGTGCTCGCTCCTTGTATCGAGTTCCTTTAGCATTTTAGTAACGTCATCCCAGGGCTTTCCGGGATGGCCATCCGGGGTGGCGTACTGCGCGGGTCTATCAGCGTACCGCTCGTCAAGATACGAGTCCGCGGCATCCAGTTTTAACCACGTTTCAGGTTTCTCCTGGACGATTCCGTTCTTGTCTCGAAGGGAATCGTGTTTGAAACCGTAGTATACCGATCTACGATTCAGCCCATCCCGCTGATCTCGATCTTTGAACGTATCGTAGAAGTCCTTCAATGATTCGCGGAATACGTACATTGGGATCTTATACTCGATGTTCGCCATGTCGCAGTACTGCTTGTACAGCGAATACGCCCTTTTCAGGGGGACGCCCTCTGGGTCATCCAGCTCGTCCTCCATTTCAAGAGCGAAGTTGAACAACGGTTCGGTTCTGCTTCGCATGGCAATGGGCTCGTAAGCATCGTATGCCCACGGACCCAAAGTCCGATACACCTCGAGGCAGTGCTCGGCTATATGAGGAATCGTCTCGGATATTTCCTGCATGCAGAGCTCGTACTGGCTTCTGGGTAGACGATACCCCGAAGGACGGACGTCGATCAGGCGACGAATAACCCCGGACTTCGCATCCGTGATCTTCACCGGCGAGTTCGTTCCGACGAAGAGCATCGTGTCGAACGCGATCTCGTACAGGCCCTTGCCTTTCTCGTCCATGATCTGCCTCTCGTGAGAGACGATCTGATTGAGACGCGTGTTGTCCTCGATCTTGCTCAAGTCGCCGTCATCGTCGATCGCCAACAACGGATTCGACTTGAGAGGCTCGAGAGCGAAACGGTTCTGCGACTGCCCAAGAGCTTTCGCCTGAAATGTTCCCACGTAGTCCTCGAATAGCATGTTGAGAATCCGGAAGAACGTGGATTTACCGACTCCACCGCGACCGTATAGCACGAAGAATTTTTGAATCTTCTTGCTGTCCCCCGCAAGTATTGAACCAGCGGCCCACTCCAGCTTCTGCCTCTCCGGAGGTTCAAAGAGTGTCCCCATGAGCCTGTCGTAGGCGCTGCAGTCGCCGTTGACAGGATCGTAGGATAGACGCTTGGTCGCGTAGTCCTCCTTGCGTTTTGGAGAAGAACGGAATAGGATATTGCGGTCCATAGCCCGGGGGTTGTCCGGCATGTTGCGCAACCAGGACTTGAACAACTTATACTGCCCGCTGTCCTGGTCCTCGAGTTTCATCACCTTCGGATCCCCGTGCTCCGAGGAATACGACTCGAGCGTCTTGTCGACCAGATGCACGAGATCGAATTCCTCGGTGGACCACAAACCCTTTTCGGGCAAATATACCGCGTGGAAAGCGCCTCCACGAATGATCAGGTCGTCGGGGCACGTGTTGCGATATGACGGACGGACTTTGCGGGCCTTGGTCTTATGGTCCTCGTACTCCGTCACTTTAAAAAAACTCATGTGCTCTCCTTACAAGGGAGACACCTCGTTCGCGTAGTACTGCATCTGGTACCACAGCTCAGTGTCTCGCATATCCTGAGGCGCCACCCCCTCTCTGAGAAGGAACAGTCCACCCAGACCATCTCGGTCGTAGTTGATGTTGATGACGTCGTCAGCACGATCGAGAATCTCGGCTTCGTAGTCCTCCGGGTCCGACCAGAACTCGGTGTCGTCGATCCCGTCAAGCACCAGATTCGAGACCATCTCCCAGAACCAGAACGCCGTGTCCTCATCGCCCGTGATCTGTCCGAGGCGATCGGCAATGGAAATCATCACCTCGAGCATGGACACGTTCGGGAACGGACGCACGGCCGCGTGGTCCAGGGCCATTTCGGCAATCAGGTCGGCGCGAAGCTCCTGAGCGTCATGGATTCGATTACTGTCTATACCGCGGGTGTCCTTGAACTCCACCCCGTCCAGGACACCCAGAAGCATCCTGTAGGACAGGTCAGTGACTTCTTCGCGGTCCGCTGCCACAATGTCGTAGAGGATGTCGAAATACCGACCGTCCTGCAGCTCTTTTTCAAGATTCTCTAGAGTTCTCATTCGTCGATATTCCTAAGAACGTCCTGCTCGTATGAATCCTCGACGATCTCGAGCTTCATCTGCAGGTCCTTGTGGGTGTTGTAGACGTAGAAGGTGGTGAGATAACCCAAAGTGCTCTGGGCGCCCATCTCGCCGATCCATCCGTTGACATCCTCGATCACGACGTTGTTCGAATCGCAGAGGACGTCGTCAACAGTGTAGTATCGGACCTCCATGCGCTTACTCTCGGGAACGGCCTCGTAAGCCTCCTGGCTCGAGTGCTCCATGTCGACCGGCTCGTCAATAATGTCGGGGTTCTTGGCGTAGTCCTCCTCGACGAGCTTGCGAATGCGCTTCGCCTCGTTCATCTGCTGAACCTGGTAGGACATGCGGCCGTTTTCGTACTCGAGCCGCTTACTCTTCTCCTCGAGCTTCTCGACAGTCTTGGCGGACTCGGTCGCGTGCTGCGCATAAACCTCAACGTCCTTGTGCGCCGCCTCGAGGGAGCTCTGAAGCTCCTTTTTCTCCTGGGCGGCATTGCGCCGCGCCAGAGAATATCCCAGGCCGAAGCCCGCGACAGCCCCCAGCGCGGCAGCTGCAACGATAGTGACTTTAGCATTCATCGGACAGAAACCTCATCAATCTTGTCCCAGATCACGCCGTCGACGTTGAAGTCCAGGAAGAAATCAGTAACTTCACGACCCCTGGCGGCGTCGTAGTGGCGGACATTGCAGGACTCGAAGTCCCCGAAGGAGATGTAGCCGTCTCCCTCGCCCCCCTTGTAGACCCATCCGACGACCGCTCCAGCAGACGTCTTGGGCAGACCCAGAGTGGTGTAAGCGTCGTTGAGAAGCACATAACCATCGCACATGAGCTTGTTGTTCAGATACTTCTCCTGAGCGTTCAGCATCATGATGTCGAAGTCTTCGTTCGGCTCCCACAGAGAGGCGTTCTCGTCGAACACCACGGCGTACTGCGACATGCCGTACTGGTCGAGGACACTCTCGTCATCGACACTCTCGTTACCGTCATCGTCGACCTTGACCGCCTCTGCCAGGATCGCTTCTCGACTCTTGCTCAAGGCCTCCTGGACTGCTTCGGCGCCGAACGCCTTCTCGATGGCGCTCTTGTACTTGCGAAGAGACTCGTCAGCAGCCGCTACCGCCATGGTCAGCCCAGCGATGCGCTTGGCGGATAGACGGTGCGCTGCAACGACACTCACAGTGCCGATAGCGCCTGCGATCAATGCGGGGCGGTAGTGGTTGGCGACCTTGAGAACGAAGCGTCCGTAAGTCTTGGCACGCCTGGCGGCGAGCTCCTGCTGGGGCTCTTTCTCAGTCGGCTCAGGAGCCTCCTTGAGCTCGCTGATTTCGAGAAGGTCGTCGTACACCTCACCCGTGAGAGTGAAAGACTCCTTGACAGCCAGGGCGGTGCTGGTAGTGAAAGCCGCAACCCCCATAGCCGTGAGAATGGCCGGGGCGTGCTTGGAAACGACCAGAGAGGCTTTACCGAAGCTCCTGGTCAGAATCGATGAACTCATTTGATGAAGTTCCTTTCGCGATAAGAGTGATATAAGTATACGATTCTGGAATCGGGGAGGGCGTTAACGGTCTTGACCCAGTCCTTTCGATCCGGGTTGATTCCGATCAGCGCCTCTCGCATTCGGGATAGACGCATAATACCGTACCCTCGGTGACATATAATGTAGGAACGCCAGCGTTTGAAATGCCAGCGCTCTCTCCGCCCCAGCGATCTTGAGGACCGCCAGGGCGGAGACGGTCGCTGTGAGGACATCGTCCACCACCGAGTCAGTCGGGAAAGTCATCGTAGCATGCCCAGACGATTCCGACGAGAATGACGAAGATGATAATCGCGGCACTCATCGGAGTGTCCATTCCATGAGGGTGACGAACAGAACGAGTGAGACGATGCAGAATGCGCTGAATCCCATCACTTGCCCCCTGCACCAACGAGAGCCACCGCCGACAGAACCCCCATGATGACCAGGAACAGAACCCAGCCGTTCATCAGGGCTCCGACGATGATCGCCCCATACGCGCAAGCGATCAAGAACCAGAACAGAACGAAGAGCCAATCCACTTTTTTCACTTTTCGAGATCCTCCACTACTGTTGACCTGAAAGACACGATTACGGCGACCGTGATGATGAGCTTGGCGATGATTCCAGGACAGATCCACATCACCCATAGCGCAGAGAGAACGACTACGGCGACAATGATCCACGAGATGGTTTTAAGAGTTTCTTTTCTCACAATGACTCCGGACGAGGCAGATTGATGACGTATCCCTCGGCGACTCGCACGATGCTAGCGCCTCGAAGATCGCGCCAGCCCCAACGGTCGTCCGTGTACTCCTTGCTGACACCGACGTAATCGTAGAAGTCGGATACAGCTGCGAAGTCGTACTCCTCGATCGTCCGATCAAGATTATTCAGGACCTCCTCCGCCTCGGTGCGGGACTGGATGACGATCCTCGAGAAATCGTACTGTCCTACGGGCTTGACGAAACCCCTGTTCCTAGACGAGGTGTCACCACGATCACGATAGACTCGAGAATATGACGTGTGATCCGTCCTGGCGGTACTCAGAGGCGTCCTGTTCTCCCCGAAGAGGAGACGGTTGACGCCCGTGGTCACCATGTCCGAGATCGTGTTCTTGACCGCCGGAACAACCACGTCCCAGACGAGGAAGTCGCCGACGCTCTTCACGTCGTCTCCGAGAAATGCGTCCAGCGCCTTCTGCCGGATTGTGCGATCCTTGACGATGGCCGGTTTGGACGTAACTCGCTCGACGGGCTTGCGGTTGCTGTTCGCAGGAAGGGATCCGCGAATCGGAACGCTGCTAGACATGTGTGTGCTCCTTTTGATTTATAGTCAGTTGGCGGTGAAGAGCTCGGGGTGCTCCGCCTTGGCCTGGTCGATCAGCGCCTTCGGGAAGATGCCGTTGAAGAACGCGATCGCCTTCTCCTCCTTCTGGACAAGACCGAGAAGGCACTCGTCGTAGAAGATGGAGGACTGGAACTCGTGGAGAATCTCCTCCGACTTCTCGAAGTGAAGACCGTCTGCAGACTTGCGCCCGTAGCTGGAATCCATCAGAAGCTTGAAGAAATCATACAGCGTCCACGTGTCCTCGTCGGTGACGTCCTCACGCTTCTTGTTCGCAAGAGTGGAGATCGTCTCCTCGATTCCTCGAGGCAGCTTTCGCTGAAGGGCGAGAACGTCCGTCTTGTTGAGGTGGAACCAAAGTGTCTGGGTGTGCGAGTTTCCGTCGAAGTCCTCGGCCGTCACGGTCTGCTTGATCATATGATGCTCCTTAGCGAAATGATAACCCATGAGCCCGTGTTAGGGGCCCATGGGGTCGAGTGTCTGTCAGATGGATGTGTCAGTCTTCGTTCTCGTCCGTCGAGTCGATCTCGGGAACGTCGACGCCCTCGGTCAGATCGGCCACGTCGGCGTCCTGCTTCGAAGCGTTCTTCACAACCTTGCGGATCACCACAGCCAGCGCGATGCCGGTGACTGCGGGAGCAGCAATGCGTGCGAACTTCTTCGCGGCGGGAACAGCCTGCGTCCAGTCGATCGTGATGAAGGGAGCGTCTTCGCTTTCGTTCTCAACAACGGCGGTGGAGGTGTTCTCAGACATGAGTATTCCTTTCGGATAGATGGGTTCTCATTATGGGGCATGTTGGGTTTGCGATTTGAGAAACACAGAGCCCGTGTTAGGGGCTCTGAGCTCTCGGTTTCAGGACTGATTCATGGATCGAATCGTCTCGACCGTCTCCTCGACCTGTTCTCTGATCGACTTGCCCGTGGCAGAGCCGACTGCAGCTGAAATCGCGTGAACTCCCACGTGGCGCATCACCGTAACAGCGGTGCCAGCGGGAGGGCACAACGACATCAGAATCGCGTCGGCTGCGGCACTAGCAGTGACATCAGCGACAAATCCAGCAACGGATGAGATTCTACTTGTCATGATGGTTCCTTTCTCTCGTTATAGTCCGTGTTCGTCACGCGAACCGGAACCAAGCCTCAGTAGGCTCGAGAAGGAAGTCCGTGACGACACAGGGCTTACCGTCATCCGTGATCGTGGATCCGAAACGAATGTCGATCGAGTTAGGCTCGTTCCAGCCCAGCTGCTGACCGAGATCCGTCGGCTCAAGACCAACAGCGGCGTAGAAGTCGTTCAGAGACACCAGATCACCCTTGAGCAGCTGATAGTTCAGATTGTTCTGGATCTGCCGAACTGTCTCGATCGTGGAGTGGAAATAGCGACCACTGTGCCCGTCGTAGAACAGGACGTCTCCAGATCCCACGACTGTCGTAGTGGCCGGAGTCTTCACTCGCTCAGCAGCTTGAGTAGCAAGCTCACGTTCCCGCTCGTCGCCAATCTCCTGTCGTGTCGTGGCACGGTAGCGATCGTACGACTCCTTCGTGAACGCGTAGGCTGCGGCTGCTGCGGCTTGACGACGATTCCCGATCGCAAAGGCACCCACGATGGACGCCGCTGTTGCCGCACCGGCGAGGGCTGCGGGGACATAGAGCCTGTAGGCGACATTGTACTTGGTCTTCCAATCTTTCTCGCTGAACGTGCGCTGTCGACGCTTGATGGCCTGGACCTCTCGATCCGCCTTGACGGCCAGATATACGGTTCCCCCAAGACCTGCCACGGCGGACCCTGTCAGGATGGCGGGGAGGTTCCGGACAATCCACTTGGATGCGGTCGTCACCAGTGTAGAACCCATGTGTGCTCCTATCGTATCATGGAAACCCAGAACCCTTGTTACGGGGTTCGTGGGGTTGAGATATGAATATGTTCAGGCGGTCACGTGATCCTGAGCAAGCCGCTCGTAAGCAAGCCGCTCGAGCGCGTTCGCGTACACGGGATCGGCTGTCTTCTCGAGGTTGTCGAGGTACAGCCAAACCGCGAGCGAATCGTGCAGAGCGATCTCCTTGAGTTTGGTGCCGTAGGACATGGTGTATTCCTTCCAGTAGTCGGGGTCTCATTATGGGGCATGTTGAGTTTGCGAGTCCTGACAGCCCACCCGGGAATTTTTAGAATCCAAGTCCCAGAACCCATGTTCTTGCGAGTTGCTTGAATACGAGTTCTGGGACGTTGAACGGTCAGATACGGACCTTCGTGATCAATCCGAGTGCCTTGCTGGTAACCGGCAGGATGCTCTCAGCTTTCACGACGAGAAGGACCGACACGAGAGACGTAGCACATGTGACGATCGTGTCCGGGGACGGAAGCTTGACTGCTCGCTGCTTATCGAGTTCGCTCTCGTGCTTCTCAGCACGCCGAGTTTCATCTCGATGCTTCGCGCAGATGGCTTCCAGTTCACGGATGTTGGCGAGCGCATTCGCGTACGCCTCCGCGTCGGGGTCCATTCCGTCGATGAATGCGTAAGCGTCCTTCAGGGCGTTCTCAGCATTGTGTTCGGGAGTGTTCATTTTGGGTTGTCCTCTCAGATGGGGTTCTCGTTATAGGACATGTTGAGGACGCGATCAGGCGACCTCGTTCACCGCCAGGGTGATGGTCTTGTTCTCAGCGAGGTCCTTCGCCGGCTTCTCGAGAGCGGCGTAGATTTCCTGCTTGCCGTGGTCGACGTGCAGCACCCCATCGGTTGACGGGGTGTAGTTCTTGGCGGAGATGCCGAGCAGCGTGCCGAGGAAGGCGTCAACGGCGGCGATTGTGCCAACAACCGCGTCCACGTGCCCCCAGCCGAGCGAGGCGGCGAGAGCGACGTATAGAGCCGACAGAGCGGGAAGCAGGGTGAGGGCAACCCACTTGGCCTTGTCGTAGGCGGAATTAGACATGCTTGTCCTCCGGTTTGTAGTGTTTGCGAGTCTCCGAAAAATGGATGGGAAGTTCCTGGACTTCCTTCATGACCTTCTCGGCCATGCCGTTACCACCAAAAGACGAATACGGGGAATACAGATACTTCTGCAGATCCTCGTACTCGTCGATGGTGATGTAGCCTCGAGACAGATATGCCGTCCCGATCGCCATTATTTGGTTGTGCGCAATGCCGAGAAGGAGCTGTGTTCGAGCGTCTTTTCTTTCCGCCCGGCGGTCCAAGAATGCCCATAGACCACTAGACGCCAGTACGCTAGTCGCGATAGTTACTATCATCGTGAGCTCTGGACGCACGTGTCAGCCTCCGATGGCCAGAACCGGCCGGATCCCGAGAGAGCTCGTCATGATCTCATCACGAGCGATGTTTCCCTTCCAGGCGCTGAAGTAGTTAGCCCATGTCTGGTCGCGGAGCCAGAAATTCTCGTTCGGGTTCTGGTGGTTGAACAGCTGGAAATAACGAAGCTGTCGACACTCGGCCCGGTATGCGCCCTCGGATCCGTTCTGGAACGACTGCTTAACGTGCGCGCCGAACAGCATCTGCTCGGTGGGAATTGTGACCTTGATCCTGAACACCTCGCCGTTCTGGGCGTACAGGCGGTACCCCTCCTCGCGAACTGTGCCCCCGTATTTGGTATCCGTGTCCCAACGGTTCTCGAACCAGGAGTTGTGCGCGAGAATATGCGACTCTCCGAAGAGACCGTAGGCCTTCGTGGCGTTCGTCTTCGGGTTGTCATTCAGGGCCGCGAAGAGCTCGCTGTTGCGGAATCCGCCGCAGTACTCACCTCGGTGCATCACGGCTGAAGACGTGTTGCGGTCGGGCATAACTGCGATGTGGCGACCGATCGACGGGTCGCACGCATTCCAATAGTCGAAGTCAACAATGTACCACTTCGTGTCGCCCGTGGTCCAGTAGTCGCCGATCCACAAGTTTGTGAATTGACCAGAGAAAATAGCGGCTTGCTGCTGGCTCGTGAACGACGAACCGAGGTTGTATCCCCTGGCGAGTACGCGGTGCATCATCGGCACGTTGTCGAACATCGCGAACCTGAATGAGTCCGCGTTGATCTTCTTCGTGCTGGTGGCGCCGTTCTGAACGACGAAGTAATCGGTATTCGGACCGATGTATGTGGCCTCGGGATAGTCCGAGATCTTCATGGATATACTCCTTTGCTCAAACCATCATATAGAGGCGCTGGGCATTGATGGGATTGCCTGCATGGTCCTGTATTTCTGCTCCATTTTGAGCGTCCAGAAGGACGTCCCTGATCGCCACGCCCTGCGTGAACGACGAGATCTGTTTCTCGACAGCGTCGAGACGCTGAGCGAGTTTCGTCGCGGCGTTGCCGTCGAGAGTGGTCTTCAATGTGTTGCGCCAGGACTCGTAGTCCGTCTTCTGCTCGGCCATCCAGTTCCGAAAATTCAGAGATTGCGTCTTCTGCTGTTCAGAGGACCACTGCTCGTATTGGGCATCCCACTTAGCGTAGAGAGTCGAGGCGTCAAGACTCTCGACGACTCCGGTCACCCAAGGTGTAGCGGATGAACCTCGAGCATTCCAGATCTGGTTGTATGTGACCTGCTGCATACCCGGACTCGTGCGAATTCTCGCTAGAGGATACCACTTGTCGAGGTCCGTGTTTCGCACGTTAGGGACCTGCGGATTGCTGCTGGACACGCCTTTGTAGACGGCGAACGAAGCAGCCCTGACAGACGGGTCTCTGTTGATGCGCAAGCAGACCAGATCCCAGCGAGGATGGGTGACGTCCGGCTGCTCGAGAGGAAGGTCGTACGGCGCGTCATTGTTCACCCAAGTCTTGTTGAGGAACGCGCGACCGGTGCCTATGCGAACGGCCCACTTTCCGCTGATCGCCGTGACTCCCAGGGCCTGGCCGTATGATTGGTAGATGCCGTAATGGATGAGGCCGTCGAAGAGCTCACCCATCTGTTCTGCTGAATACTTGCGGTCCCCGTCCTTCGAGGAGTAGAAACCACTGGTAAGCGTCATTTGATGTTCAACCCCGGCTTACTCTTCTGTAGATCTGACAAAGACGAGAACGTGGGGTAGAAGGTATCCCCGTTGGCGTCCGATGAACGAACGTACTCGGTCACCCGGGCGACGTCCTTCTGGCCGTACTCGTTCTCGATCTGTACGAAGTCGCCCAGGAAGAAGTCCTCGCGATACTTGTAGATCGAGTTGACTGCGGCAACGCCTTCGTACATCTGAATAGGCATGTGCTTCCACAGTTCCGTGTCGCACTTGTCCTTCAGCTGGCGTCTGGCGGCCTCAGGGTCCACTCCCGTATTTCCGGTTCTCGAGGAGTTCGCACTCGTGGCCAGGTAGCCGTTATGCGTCATGACCCCGGGATTCTCGAGGTATCCCTCTCGAAGACCAAGACCATTGGTGCCGACCACCACGGACTCGTTCTGGATGTTGACGTCCGTCTGCCACATGTATTCCTGCTCCATTCCGGAGGTGACGTGCACCTGCTGGAGTCCGGAGAAGATCTTCGTTCGAGTTCCGACCTTGGACTTGAGATATGTGCCTTTGGACAGGTTCTCGAACGAGGGCGAGAATGTCACTGGAGGATTCTTGCTCTGAGAGTCCGTTCGATTGATACCAAGATATGCATACCCGTACCAATACCACGGATTGTTGTCCGCGAACTCGATCGCCCATCCGCTCATGTTAAGATCCGTGATATCCTGCATCAAAGAGTACCATGAGCCCTGCATAATGTATTGGTCCCGAGTGGCCTCCCCGTATACCCCTGCATTCTCAACGTGAGATCCAGAGGACGTTCGGATTGCTTCGTTGGACCCGAGCCGCATTGACCCTATATCCATGGCGTTTCCATCTCGGCCATGCAGAATATCGGCGGGTAGATCCCAGGGATGGTACCAGCGGAAACCTTGCACGTGTCTCGGGTGACTTGAATCGTCAACCTTGAACAGAAGGTTCGTCATGTCCTTGACGACGTCTCGGATGATGCCGTTGGTGGACTCGTGCTTGGCGCAGATGGTGTAGTCATTCACCGGATACGGGTGAAGCACCCTCCGGTCAAGGACGGACTCGATCGAGCGGCCGGTGATCGTGAGTGTGCTGGACTCGCCGTAGTGCGTCTCCATCTCGACCTGCTCGATGATCATCAACTTGTTCGTATCCTTAGTGAACAAGTAATAATCCAGCTGATACTCCTGGAGGTTGGCGTAAGTTCCCGGCACGACCAACTTGAAATCGCCGTAGCCATGGAATCGCTCCGTCCACACGATTGAAATATAGTCATCGACGAGATGCGTGAGATTGCAGGACTCGTCGAGTACCGCCAGATACATTCACACCCCCTGGTACGTGATGTCTGTAGTGAATCGAATGTCCACAGCAGTCTTGTCGGACATGGAGTAGTGGAATTCGTTTCGCCCCGGGTGCATGAGCAGCCAGTCGGAATTGAAGTCCAGGAAGTACATTCCCTTGTATCGTTTTCCGTTCGGTTTCTCCAGATAGATTCCTTTTTGACCGATACGAGTGTCCACTTCGATGGTGTCTCCGACAGATGGCTGGTACGCCGTGGCGGATGGGGTCCACTTCCCCGTGAGCTTCATCGTCTGCTGCCATACCGTCTCGGTCAAGGTGATCGGAAGAGGATTGGCCTTGAGTATCTTGATGCGCAGAAGGAAACCGGCCTCAACGTCGCCCTCGTAGTTCACTACAGCCGCCTTGTCAGACAGGGTGCGCGAGAACTCCAGTGCGGGGGAATCGGGAAGAGGGTCCTCCCACGAGAACTCGAACGATGGCTCTTCAACGTCGAAGTTGATGAGGTCCGAAGCATCCTCGCGGTTGTCATACCAATATCCGTAAGGACAGAGAATTGAGATTTTGTGAGACTCCAGGTTGGACCAGATGTCGGGCTCTGAGGACTCGACATATCCGTCGGTGTACACCTGACGGTGGTCGGCATACACGGTGACTCGTACTGGCTGCTTGATCTGGCAGAACCGATAGATCTTCTGCCTGGACTGCTCCACGTCCTGCGTGGTGGTCTCCATCGGAACCAGGGTGAGAGCGATAGTACGCTTCTGCACCCGGGAACCGTTGAAGAGAGCTGAGTCGGTGAGGGCAAGGTCGGTGGTGTTGATATCGGCCTTGCCGGGACCGAGACCGTCGACGTTCTTTACGGCGATCCCGGTCTTCCACGGCTCGAAGAGATCAAGCGCCAACGTCTCGCCACCGGGATTGGTGAGGACGATGGTGCGGATCATAGCTGATACATAGCCTCCCTTACCTGACTCAGCTGGTTGTGCGTCTGTCGATAGATCTCGGCTGTCGACAGCTCTCGAGGAGACGTGTTGTACTGGTTGAATACAACCGATTGCGCGTCTCCGAACGGCCTATCGCCTGTAGCCTGAGGCTGCGGCTGGGCCGTGACTGCAGGCTGTGCGGCCGCCTGCGAAGCCATTTGCGCCGTTACCGGCGCCACGAGACTGTCCTGATTCAGGAGCTGCTGCATCTGGTCGACGCCCTCGGTGATGTTATCCAGGTTCATCACCGGTTTGATCTCGGGGCTCAGGGTCGACTCGTCGAGATAGCTCGAGTAGTCGAGGCCGTCCATAGCGGCTTTCATCGATCCGGTCAAAGTGTCGCTCAGGTCGGAAATAGCGCCGATCGCCTCACCGGAGTCCCTGAGACCGTTAGCCAGACCCTGGATATTGTACTGACCGATCTCGTAGAAGACCCTGGAGGGTGAGTGAATTCCGAAGAAATCTTTTGCCTTGGCGATGGCCCGGTCGGCCAAGTCCCTGATCTGGTTGACGACCCGCGAAACTCCGTTTCGAATGGCGTTCTTGATACCATCGACCAGGTGACTGCCCAGTTCTCCGGCCTTCGACTTGATACGACTCTTGATCCGCTCGATGCCCTCCATGATGAAGCCTTTAATGGCGTCCACCAGGTTTCCACACGCGTCATACAAACGGTCTTTATTGTTGCGAATGGAGTCTGCAAGACCATTGATGAACTTGATTGCGGTGTCGAACGCGGCGTTAACCACCCTGGGCGAGTTATCGCCGATGGCCGTTATGAAGGTCACGATAGCGGTCGTGGCAGCATCAGCGATCGTCGGAATCCAGTCGTTCAACCCTTGCAAGAAGGACAGAATCAGGTTGGCTCCCGAGGCCACCAATGTCGGCATGTTTGCCGTGCAGGTATCGATGAAACCGATGATCATATCGAACGCGGCCTGCGTCACTTGCGGCGTTAGCTCGACGAACTTGTCGAGGATAGCCATAGTGACTACTCCGAACGCCTCGACGATGGTCGGAGTGGAGTTAATAGCCGCCTGAGCGATCGCTGTCATCAGCAAAGTGATCGTATCAACGACCGTCTGTTGATTGTCGACCAAGACCTGGCAGAAGTTGATCAACGCCTGCGCAGCGTTCGTACCGAGCGAGGGCAGCATGTCGATCAGGCCCTGGCACAGTTGCAGGAAGAGCTCGACACTCTGACCTCCTAGGGACAACAGCCCAGTGAGCGCCTCGATGAATGCTGCTAGACCGATGGCCGCTATCCCGACACCTGCACCGATAAGCGCGATGGCCACGCCTAGAGCCAGGAGGCCGACAGCTGCACCAGTAGCTGCGTACCCCGCGACAACAACAATGGCCAAAGCCAGACCGAGACCCGTAAGTCCTTCAAGCAACTCAGCCCACGACATGTCGGCCAGGGCTTGGAGCGCCGGGACCAGAATTTGAATGGCCAGAGCCGTCAGGATAATACCCGCGGCTCCAAGAATCCCGCCGTCCGCAAGAGTGGTGGCGATAACCAAGGCCGCGAGCACCAGTCCCATCATGGTGACACCTTTGAGATAGGTCCCCCAGTCCATGGAGGCAATGTTGGCTATCTCAGAAGCTGCCAATTTGACGGCGAGGACCGCAATCATCAAAGTGGCCGCACCGGTGATGTTGGAGTCGCTGAAATTCATTGCAACGATGAGCCCGGCGAGCACCAGTCCCATCATGACGACGCCCTTGAGGTAATCGGACCACGGCATTGACGCGAATTCCGAAATAATGCCGCTAAGTTGCTTCAAGACGTAGGCGATAGCCAGGAACGCCAAGGCCGAACCAATGCTGACCTTCTTGTTCGAGATCTCAGCGTAGATTCCGACGATGACGAGCAGGGCCGCCAGAGCCAGTTCACCCTGAATAAGGCTCCCGGTATCCATCTCCCCAAGATTCTTGACGACCTTGGTCATGACGAGCGTCGCCGCGGCCATGAGGTTCATGGCCAGCCCGAACGAGATGAACTTCGTCTGCTGACGCGGAGACCCCATAGTGTTCGCCAGGACAACCAGCATGCCGATAGCCGCTCCGACCCCGACGAGACCTTTCATGATCCCGCCCCAGCCTAGAGAAGCGACGTTCTGCATGGCGTGTCCGAGGATGATGATGCTCGTGCAGACCAGAATCAAGCCGGCTGCCTGAATGATCATCTTACCCGAGGATACGGCGCTCATGGAGTCGTTCATCTTCTCCATGGCCTTGGTGATGGCAGTGAACGCCACACCGATGGCAATTCCGGAGGCCATGACGCTTTCCGCGGGAACCTGCGCCAGGATCCACAAGGCTGCTGCCAGGACTCCGATAGCCGCCGCGTAGATGAGGAGCGTTTCCGCCTTCACCTTACCGGTGGCCGCTTCCATGCTCTCGGCGTATCCGTCGATGACGCCCTTGACGCTGTCGCCGATTCCGGCCCAACCCTCGAACGTCTCTTTCATGGCCTTGAGGGTATCGGTTACCTTCTTGGCCAGGACGACGAACGTGACTAGAGCACCGCCCTTCACAAGATTATCGAAGAGCCCCTGCCAATCGCCGTTCTTGAACTGGTTGAGAATTCCGCCGAAGATCGGTTCGAGCGCATTCTTGATCTTGCCGCCGACGAATATCGCGAACTCTCCGAGCTTCGAGAGGAACCCGATGATGTTCTTCAGCAGGTCGAGGAAGTTCGACCATCCGGAGGAGACTTTGCTCCCCAGATCCAGATTCTTGACGAACTGGGACGTCACCGAAATGGCGCCTCTCACCCGCTCAGTGTAATGCGAGACGATCTCTTTAAGATCATTCCACGCTTTGGTGAATGGAGACCAGTCGATGTTCCCCGACTTCATACCGGAGAACACATTACCGATTCCGGAGCCGACTGCGGCGACTGCGGACTTCAGCTTATCCGTCCAGGAGAAGTCGACATCCCCCAGACTTTCTTTGAATTCACTCCATTTTGACCTGAGCTCGTCGACGTGCTTAGCCAATGCCTGAGCACGAGGCGAGACCCAGTTCGCAATCGTGTTGCCCCACACCATGGTGCGGTCGGAGAGACGATCGATCTTGTCGATGAGCTGGTCCGTCAAAGGAATGAGTTTGTCGGCGAACGACTTGCCCCATCCCTCGGAATTCTCGTCCGCTCCACGGAAGAACGCGACGATCTTATCTTTGAGCTGTACGAACCATCTACCCGCTTTCTCCGCAGCGGATCCAGCAGCGCCCACAGCTGTTCCAACGGCGTTCACCGCGTCGCCAACAGGGCCGCTGTCGTTCTTGAGCTGCCTGAAAGGCTCCAGGATCACGTCTTTGATGACGGTGCCCGCGATCTTCATAGCCTTCCACAGTCGCTCGACAGCATCCGTGAGACGATCCCATGTGGAGGCGTATTCCGAAGTGAATCCCTTCTTGAATCCGGCGACCAGCTGCCTGGTCCAGGTTACTGTGCGAGCCATTGCATCCGCCATCTTGTTCGAGGCGTTTGTGATAGCAGTGATCACGCGCTCGGACAGATTAAGTGACTCGTACCAGTTTCGCACCCAGTTCACAGCGTCCCGGATGACCCCGACAAGGCCCCCTGTGGACCTGATCGCTATACCGAGAACGGTCGTGAGAATGTGAAACGCCCCGAAGAGGACTGAGCCGACGATCTTCGCCAGGTCGACGAATATATCAAGACCCAGCTTAGCGGCACTGAACAGCGCCTCGAATGCGGAGGTGATAATCTCCATCGTCCGATCGTTCATGACCAGTGTGGCCGTGAAGTCCGCAAAGGCTTTCGTGACGTTGTAAAGTCCCTGCGCCGACGGTCCGGAGAACACCCTTCCGAAGGCGTTACCGATAGCCTGAATGGGCTTGATCAACGCCTCGAAGGAATTCTTAAGGCCTCGAAGGAGTTCGTCTCGACCGCCTAGCTCTTTCCATTCCAGAAGCATCTTGTTCCTGGCGCTGGAAATATCGGAGATCTTGGACGTGATAACGTTTCCGATACTGGTCCAAAGCTGCTCGGCTTCCTCGAAGTCTCCGAGAACGATTCGCCAAGTGGTGGCCCACCCGGAGCCCAGTTCCTCTTTGACGGTTCCGACAAGCTGCGAGAAGGTCTTGATATGGGTTGCGGCGCCTTTGGCGGTCTCCGCGAACTCCATGATCGCCTTGGTCTCCTCCTCGGTATAGCCCATCGCGCGGATGGCTTCCTCGGAGTAGTCGCCGGTCATCAGGCTCAAGGTCTCGAGCATAACCTCAGATGTGAGCCATCCGTCCTGCAAGGAGTCGCGAAAGGACCCTTCTTTGGCAATGGCCTCGTCCACCGCCTCGCCGTGAATTCGAGCCGTGCGCTTCAAGGCCTCTTGAAACTGCTCGCCGCCCATTCCGGCGTTGACCACAGAGTTCCAGTCCATGAGTCGAACCGTGCCGGTAGCGATAGCCTGCGAGAGCTGATACATGGCCGTAGACGCCTGAGCGCTGGTTGAGCCTGAAGCAGCTGCAAGGTTGCTAAGACCCTTGATGGCGGACACGGAGTCCTTCAGACCCACACCGGCTGCCGTGAAGGTGCCGATATTCCGAGTCATCTCGGAGAAGTTGTAGATGGTCTGATCCGCGTACGTGTTCAACTCGTCCAGGGCAGCGTTGACACTGTTGATGTCCTCACCCTTGCTCGCTGTGTTGGCAAGAATCGTCTGAACCGAGTTGAGCTGCATCTCATACTCTTGAAAACCGTCGAGCGCCGGTTCGATAGAGAGGGACTTGATCAAGTCCGCTCCGACGGAGACGGCTTTCGATGCAATGCCTCCGAGTGCTGCGATTCCGGATACCCCGAGAACGCTCATGTTCGAGATCAGGTTCCCGGCGCCGCTGATGGCCTCGCCGAATGTCAGACGCCTTGCGGAATTCGCGACATTGTCGAGCCCCTGGGTGGCGCCCTCCATCTTCAAGCCCGTGTTGAGTTTCTCAACGGACTGGAGAGACTCCGCAACTCCTGACTGGAACTGCTTGTTGTCGAACTTCAGGGATACGACTTTGTCCTCAATGGTACTCATACGGAATTCACCACCTTGAGCACTCTCTGCTCGATCTCGTCGAATATGGGTTTCATGGCCGGATTAATATAATCCCTGCCCTGGACATAGCCGCCTGTTCCGGTGCCATGTCCGTACTGGAGAATCACGGCGATGTTGACACCGTTGACGACGTGAGTGTTCGACCACACGATACGGCCGACACCGGACCCTTTCTCGATGTTATAGGTCCAGGATTGCGAGGTGAGGCCCGTGTCAACGGGGGTGGCATCGCTCAATGCGTCCACGCCCCGCTGACCGCAGTCCTTGAGTACGTCGAGGTACTCCTGCTCTTTGAGTTTGGTGAGCCACGCCTCGGTCTTGACGAACTTGCCGTCGAGCGAGAGCGAGACACTCACTTCTGCTTGGCCTCCAGAGCTATGACCCGATTAAGGATGTCGAGGTAGCCGTTGACCCACGCGATAGTGAGAGGCATGAGCCATTCGCTCGGTGGATTCTGATACGGATTCACCTCGGGCTTCCACTGACCGCCTTCTCTTTTGACGAGCTGGCCGTCGGTGATGTATAGGTGTGCCACGTCGAGAGACGCCGCCTGGTTCACAACCTTCTGGTAGTTGTCCTTGGTGACGTCGTGGATAACGTGCCACCAGCGAGTGGCCGGCTCCTGCATCATTCGGTCGGTCATGACGGGCTTCGTCGCATCGTTCTTGAGGTAGGTCTCGGCCTTCTCCTCGAAGCACATGCAGATGTCGAAATCCGCGCTCACGAAGTCATCAGCGATGTTCGACCCGGTATTGATGACGATGAGGAACTGCTTGCCGTATAGATCGCGAATTTTCTTGAACAGCTGCCTGTACCAGTCGAGTCTGGGTGCCTGCGCGCCCCATCCGTTGACCACCTCATCGAGGAAGACCCCCTGACATTCGTTCGGGTAGTTCTTCTTCGCCCAGGCGATCTGCTGAAGGATGTAGTCCTGGGTGTACTTGTCAACGTCGGGTACTCCTGCGCGAGCAGGGTCGTCCTTCGGAAGCTCGGCGACGCCGTATTGAGTCTTGACATAGAAGACACAGCGCTTAGCTCCGGCAGAAAGCGCTCTAGCCGCCTGCTTCTGGAAGTCGGCCTCGAATGTTTCCCAGTCGCCGCTGTTCCGGTTCATGATGACAACGCCAAGGGACGAGCCGTATCCGAGAGTTCTATTCCATTTTGACGTCGCGCCGTTGTAGTAGTCCGGCCAGAAGTAGGTGACCGGGCTGTAGTACCTGTGCCCCTTGACGAACGGCGAAACGTCCTGGGCCAGTAAGTCTATTTGTCGCTTGAGCTCTTTCGTGTTGCCGCCGTTAGCGCCCGGCACATCCAGAGACACGTCTGTGACCCTGGACGCGTCGAGCGTAACGAGACGATAGGCTTCAGCCATGCCGACGTGACACCAAACGCGAGCGTCGAGCTTCTCGCGGTAATCGACCTGACCGGTCAGACGCCCGGTGCCGTCCACGAACTTGACAAAAGTGTCGCCGTCGAGGCAATCCACCTGAACGACTGACCATGCGGGAAAGCGCCCGCTGAACTTGCCAGTAGGCATGGCTGTACCTCCTCAGATCACTTCTGATCGAGCTTGGCCGACAGCGCGTCGACCTTGTCGTTCAGGGTAGAGAGCTGGCCGCTCACGGTCTTGAACCAGCCGACCAGAGGACCGTCGAAACGACGACCCGCGATACCGGAACCGGTCTGGTCCGAGATCTCGATCAGACGAGCGTTCATCTCCTTGAGAATGTCGACACCCTCACTCATCCATGACTCCTCTCCGCCGCCTGAAGGACGGCCGTGGTTGTACCACCATTCACAGTGCTGCGAGAACGGAACGCCGTAGGAGTCGTAAGCACCCGAAGCGTTTCCGCTGTTGTAACGAGATCCGACTCGACGAAGGTCCTCGTATGAATCACCCTCATAAGCGATCAGATCGCGCAGAATTGCGCAACCGACTTCCGCGCTCTTCTCAGGATCCCACCAAGCACGGTTCGGGTCCTGAATGAAGTAGCCGTTGTAAGTCACCTGCAGAGGGCCGACGCCGTTGGAGGTGCCCCAGTTTGAAACGACGGGCCAGAAGTCGTTCTCGAAGTTCTCCTTCGTAACCTCGCCCCATCCGGAACAGGCGCCTCCGGCATCGTGGCCGTAGACGTTCGCCCCTTCGAAGCCGGTCTCCATCCACAAGCAGGCAAGGGCCGCCCACCACGGACAACCGACATTGTCGGCGGCCTGTAGCACGGCGTCCTGGACACTCGTGGACGAAGAGCTGGAATTCGCAGAACGAGTGCCGTCGTCCACGGAGACATGGTTGTCCCTGCGGCGAAGGCAGTGGGTCCAGGCGTCGCCGTTGGTGTACGGGTGGTCGTTGTAGAGGATCGTGCGAACCTCACTACCCGTCTGGTCACCAGCGTAACCGTCGATGGAACCGTCTTCCGCAATCCAGGCCTCGGCGAGGACCGTCGGGCCAGTCTGGGTCACGATAGCCACGTGCCCACGGCCTCCGGAAGCAGCCTCGCTCAGGACGATGTCGCCAACCTCGAAACCGCCGTCAGGCTCGTTACCGTTCCATGAGTCTGAAATATCCGCGAAGTTGCGCTGAGCGCATTCCTCACGAAGGGATCCGGTCCAGGTCGACTTCGGGAAGTATCCCGCGGTGAAAGGCTCGCCCCACTCGTGGTGGGCAGCCAGGTTGTAGCATCCCGCGACAAGCGCCGAGCAATCCGCGTTGGCCGCGATTCCATGGAACCAACCGTCCCAGTCGGACTGGTCGTAGAAGGTCCACCGTTCGGGCTGACTGTATCCGATGTTCGCGTCATCGGCATAGTATCTAGCACAGCTAGCAGCGTATGAAGCTACCGTCAATCCATCCTCCTCTCATGCGCACGTGTGAAAGCACGCCTTGGGGTTTGAGCAAATCGTACCGTCCGCCCCCTTGTCCCAACCCATTTTGACGGATTCGGGAACAGAAGGAATGTGTGAAACCAGTGGTTTTCCAGAGGATTTGAGTGCGGTCCAGATATCCTGCGGCGCGGTGTACTCCATGCTGAGAACATCGCAGGTCTTCCCCGCTGCCCAGTCCGCGTACCAGGCTTTGTCTTTGTCGCCGGCATAAGCATACCCCCACGTCTTAACGCCTTTGGCGCGAATCGGGTCGAACGCCCATCGCGTGTCGCCGTACGCCTTGAAAATGATTTTGTTCTCCAGCCCTTTGAAGACCGCCAGGAATTCCTCCCACTTTCCGGTCTTGTACTTCGGGTCGACCACGAGAACGTGGCTGTCGATGTAGTGCTCGATCAACCAATCGAGTCTGGCGGGCATGTACTCGGTCCGAGAAGCAGCGGTTTTGATCTCCGCCCACGTGTACTGATCTACAGGCTTAGCGAGCGCTGGAACAAGGCGCGAAAGCGACTGGTCGTGGCACCCGAACCACACGCCGTCACTCGACTTACCGCAACTCATCTCAAGGCCCTGGCACTTGAAGATCGGGCACTGCGAATATGCACGTTCAGTGTTCTCCGGCCAGGACGCGGATCCACCTCGATGGGCTACGACGAACTTCGGCGTCTTGAGCATCTCATCGACAGAGCGAGATCCGTAAGGGATCGCCTTCATGCTGACACACGGGATTGCGTCGGTGCCGGACCAGACGAAGTACTCAACTCGCGTACCGTTAGCCATCGTCGGGTCTTCGCTCGCCTGCTCGACATGCTCTGTGACCTTGACGAATGTGCGACTCTTAGCGACGGTTCCGCCGGCCGGCGCAGTGAACGGAGTCGTGGCGTAGTTAATCGCGATCGAGCTCCAACTGGCGTCGGTCTTCTTCCCCCAAGCGCCATTCGCGACGATAGTTGTAGTGCTGGGGAAAGTGATGATGTCCTCGGCGGCTGTGGCATGCATCGTCATGATGCCGAAGCAGGGAACGTCGCTTATGAGCTGAGCGTTCTCCGTGCTGTGAATCGCCTCTAGCTCCATGTTATCGATGGTGGACCCGTCAATCACGACGAGATATGCGCACTGACGCCCTTTGTACTCAGCGTTCTTGGACCCCCAGTTAATGTTTTTAAACTCGGCGCCCCATTGGGCCTTGTGCACAGCCACGGTGGTTGAGCGAATCCAGTTCTCGCCCTTCTTGTCCGTGTCGTAAATGCCGGTCCAGCCTGCAGGCGTGGCATCCCCCTGCGTTCCGAACTGTCCGGCCACGACAAGGAGTCCCCAGTCGCCGGATTTGAATGCCCCCATGTAGCTGAGCGGCTTCGTTGGATCCGAGCTGTTGACGGACCCGCGAATTCGCATTGCCATCAGACGGTCCTACGAACGATCACTGTGTTCGACGGAGTACCTGACGGGACCTCGCCACCGACCGGAAGGATGAGAACGTTGCCGTTGCCGCCACCTCCAGTATTCTTGGTCGCGTTGAACGAAATCGGCCGCTTCTCGCTGAGGGTTCCGGTATACTTCGCGCTCGTATTGTCCGCGTAGTAGACGTAGATTCGGGTGTAAGCGCCCTCGGATCCCACGGCCTGGATATTGATGTTTCCGTCGATCGTGGTGAGAGAGGTAGAAGACCCGTTAACCACGTCCACAACGACAGTGGACCCCGGGTTAGACTTCCCGGAGATGGTTCCTGTGATCATCCCTTGCTTCCCATCTTCGCTCTACGGGCCGCATTAAGCGAACGGTTCTGGCGAGCTATCTCGGCCCTGCTCATCTTCTTGGGATCCTTGTTCTTCTCGCCGCAGACACGGATCAGAGTCATGAGGCGGTTCAGATGCCACTTCTCGCAGTCGAATGGAATGGAGAACGTGGCCATCCAGTAGTAGATCAGTTCCGAAGTGATGATCTCTCTTGATCCCGGACCGTGATCTCGGAATGTCGTCGCTGTCATCGAGTCGTTGATGTAATCGGCGACCTTCTGGGCGTGTTCAGGTGTGAGATGGGAGTACGCCAGAGGGTTAACTCTTCCGATTGTCATGCACTCAATGTAACTGAGTGACTGCTCAGCAGTGCGCTCTCGGCTACCGAGGAACGGCACTTTCCAGATTGATTCCCATTTTGACAGAGACAGAAGACTGTGTTCGAGTTTAAGCTCGGTGGCGATTCCCGGAATGAAGAGATTGCGTACATCGTCGTACTTCTCCTCCCCGTGGATCTGAAGTATAAGCATGTGTGATCCTATCGAGGCGCTGCGCCCTCGGGATTTGGTGTTCAACCGAGGGCGCAGGCGTATCTCAGGCCGCGGCCTTGATGACGGCGATGAGCTCGTCAGGTGCGGGGAGCTTCGGTTCGGCGTCGGACTTTCCGAACAGCGTCTCCGTGGCGGCCTTGTACTTCGCGGCGTTGAGCACGGTGCTGTCGAGCGTGATAACGGAAACCGGCTTGTGGCCGGTGACCGCGGCGGGAGTCGACTTGACGCTCCAGGAGAAGCTGATGGCCTCAGGAGAGTCGTTAATCGTGCTGTAAGCGCGCTCCGAAGGCTGAGCGGTCAGACCATAGAGAACGTGAATCTTCTCGCCGAACGCGTTACCCTTGGTGTCGTTACCTTTGACGGTCCGGTAGGCGATACCGAACTTCGCACGAGCCTGCTGGCCGAGGTAAACGCCGGCCTCGGCAGCCTCGGTTCCATCACAGGCCATGAACTCGTCGGGGAACGTGTAGGCCTCGATGGTGCCCTCGAAGGTCTCAGCGGCCTGGAGGGAGAGGTACTTGATGTTGTCCGCGTAGACATCGGAAATGTCGGCGCCGGACGGGGTCTCGGTGACCTTGGTGAGACCGTTCCAGGCTACGCCCTTGGCATACTTGCCGGTGCTCGAGTCCACGACGTACAGAGCGCCGTGGTCAACACCAGTCTCGTAGACGCGAGCGCCATCCTGGTCCCAGGTGAGAGCAGTCATGCTGCATTCTCCTAAGCGTAGATGGTGAACACATTGTGGTTGAGGCCCTCAGTCGCGAAGAAGCGGCTGAATCGAGCCGTCGGTATTGCGGCCACCTTGTCGTTTACGACACTATCCGGATCGCGATCGATGACCGTGACCTGATAACCGATCAAGTTCCACCACAGCAAGTTATCGGCGTAATACGGGGAAGCGTTGTTGCGCTGATAGACGATGCACGGGTAGACGAGCTTAACCGATTCTGGTGGCTGGTAGTACACATGGTCCGAGCCAAGGGCCCCAACCAAAGACTCATGGAGTTGCAGTCGGCCCATTGTACACCCCTCCGAGGTCGAGGACTAGACGGGGGCGTGCGACCTCGACATTGCTGACGGACCAGCGCGCCCCCATCCAATCCACGTACTTGATGGCCGTGAAGTTCTCCAGAGCGAACGCGTCCGCGAGAATGCGGATCTGATTGTTCGTGCGGAGATCCGGAATCACCTTGTCGGTCGAGACATACTGTTTCATCATTCGCGTGACGTCGCCGTAGTACGATCTCTCGGTGATCTTGTCCTGCCAAACTCCGGGCTTGACCTGCACGGACTCGCCGTAACCGATCTTTCCGAAGAACTTAGCCATTTTGACGAATCAGGCCGTCTTCTGCTCGATGACCAGAGCGCTCTTGTACTTGGTCAGCGCGCCGGAGCACCGAGTCTCCAACAGGTACTTCTGCTGGTTAATGTCCAGGTCGAAGTCGTCGAAGAAGTTGATCTCGCCGCCCTTGTCAGCACCAAGAGTGTAGTCGGACAGGTTGACAATAATGCCGAGCAGCTTGCGCTTGCCGCCCTCGTCACGCTCAGCGCCCTCCATGGCCTCAACCTCGACCAGGTCGGAGACGTTCAGGCTGGTGGCGATGTTCTGCGGGGTCTGGAAGACGTACCGGTTGTTCTTGTCGCGGAGCTCGAGCAGGTTGCAGACGAACTCGTTGGTGGTGTAGAGAACCGGGGATCCAGAACCCTTGTAGTTCTTCCGGGCACGGCGAACGGCGTCGATGACGGCGTACTGATCCGCAGCGGCCTCAAGGGTGACCTTGTGGGCGAAGAGCTCATCATCCTTCCAGATCGGACGGATGTTGGCCTCCTTGATCTTGTCCGGGGAAGACACGTCGCGGCCGTCACCGACCAGGATAGCGCGAGCCAGCTCCTCGTCAAGAGCGAGACGCAGGTTCTGCTTCATCCAGGCGACAACGTCGAAGGACGTGATGTCCAGGATGTCGTCGCGGTCCATACGAGTCTTGTTGTAGATCGTGGTCGGGGTGGTGGTACGGTTGGCCACCTCGTAGACGACGTCCTTCTTGCGGCTGGCCTTCACGTAGCCCTTGGCGCGCAGGGAGTCGGGGGTCAGGTCGGACCACTGGGTCTTAACCCTGGAGAACGGCGTGTGCTTGCAGCCGTTGAGAACCTTGGAGACCCAGCTGTTCTCGCGCATGACACGCTGGGGCTCCTTGTCCACCAGCGTGGCGTCGGGGAACAGCTTCTCCGGCTCCTTGATGCCGTAGTCCTGAGCGTGAGCCAGGAACGAAGTCTTGAGGGTCATGCCCGGGCGGGCGGCGTCCTCGAAGATCTCCTGGATCTGGGAGTGGGACAGAACCTCGCCGTAGACCGGCTCGTCTGAACCCTCAAAGATGTTGGAGTGCACCAGAACATCCTCCTTGCCGAAACCGTGCTCGGCCTCGTCGTTGTCGTTGTCGTCATCCTCGTCCTGGAGAGACTGGATGAAATCGTACAGAGTGTCAACCTGCTCGTCGGTGAGGGAGTCAACAAACTCGTTGACGTCGAACTCCTCGTCGGCCACGTCGTCCTCCTCTTCCTCTTCGGTGTCCTCTTCATCCTCGGGATCTTCGTCCGAGTGCGAGAGAGCAGTGCCGGTGTAGATGATGGCCTCATCCTCGGCGTCCTCGTAGGATCCGTCGGAGTGCTGAATGGCCACGTTGTCGATGAGCGCCCCTGGGTTCGCACCCGAAAGCACGAGCGAGACCTCAACGATGTTTCCATGCGTCACGCTAGGTCCGGAATGGGACAGGCGGTTGGCATAGATCGACAGCGAGTCCACGTCTCCATTCTCGACCAGCTCGCGACTAGTCTCAGCCGCGTCGGTCTTGTTGAAGGAGCAGTAGGCGTACACGCCGTCCTTGCGATTCTCGAGCTTCGCGTGCCCAATGACGTTCGCAGGGTCGTTGTGACCGTGCTGCCACACAAGCGGGACGGTGGCTCCGTCGTTGTCACGGAAGGCGTCGCGGCGAATGATCCGACCGTCTGAGCAGGTCAGGTCGTTCTTTGTGGCGTACCCGCTGAAGTCATACGCCATTTTGACCTCCGTCCGTAGGTTCAGTGTCGTACTCGTCCTGGGCCGGCGTTGCCTGAGACGGCAATGCGTCCAGCGCCGTGCTGGCGGACGGGTTGATGTTCGCATTCTGCAAGGCGTCCGCACCATCGTCAGGAGCGGGCGGAAGTGACAGGTACGAACGGCCTTCGTTAGACGAGATGACCTCGTCTCGAAGGAGTGTGTCGAGCGCCGAGATCATCTTGGACGGCGGTACCTGGCGGAACGGATCCTTCAAGTACTTGACTCGCTGCCCCTGTGTCCTGGCGGTCTTGGTGAGGAACGTCTGGGTGAACGCGATTGAAATCGCATCGAGCATCGGTTCGACTGTTCGGTTCCAGTACTGCGCGAGTTCCTCTTCTTTGGCCGTGCCGTTGAAGACGTTCTCTGTGACGCCGAGTCGAGCGTAGAGCTCCTTGGTCAAATACTGGATCTGGGCCAGAAGATTGCTCTCGGCCGGACGGTTGAGCTGCGTTATCTTCTCCGTGCCGTCGGCGTAGGCGATTCCATACGTCGACTTGGTGAGCTGATCCGAAATCTGGTTCAGTCTGGCGTCGGCTCGCTTCTGGAGACCCTCGGACTTGATGGTGTAGGGCAGCTGTATGATGATATCTAGCTTGCCCGAGTACGCCCTCTTGTCCGCGACATCCAGAAGGGTGAGCTTCTGCGCCAAGCGCTGAAGAGTGGAGTTCGGCTTGTTCATCACCTCGTAGAACGGGTTCTGAATGATAGCCACAGTCCTCTTCGGCAGAATCAGCTCTTCTCGCTCACCTTTGCGATCGTTGTAGAGCCGCACCTTGACATGGTCCGGATACCACTGCGTCACGTAGCCGACGCGGATGGACTTGATCTCGAAAGTGTTCGATTCCCTCGGGTTTAGGTCCGTGTCTACCGGTACCACGGCCGCCGCGCCGTACTCGAAGCACGTGTGGACGATGTCCTGAATGAAGGCTCGCCCGCTCTGGTCCTTGTTCGGCGCGAACTCAAGACAGTCATTGAGAGACGACGCTCGCTCGAACTCGAAGCGGCCATTCTCACCCAGCTGAATATGCCGTATCGGAGTAGCCGCCACGTCGATCGAGATGATGTTGTAAAGCGTGTTGACGATGGACGAGTCCATGTTGTACACGCTGAGAGGGAGATCGGGTCGACTGGCGTAGGAAGTACCCAGATTCCAGTCCGGTGATCTGTCCTGATTCGTGAACGCGTTATAGGCGTGCTTGAGCCTGGACGCGAAGGACACCGCCGGCCTCCTTTCAGTCGAATATCTCTCGGTGGACTTTGTATGCGACCCAAGCGTCGAGCAGTGCCGACACGGAGTCGATCTTCTGCTCTCTGCGATCTTTATAAAGCTTGCGGTTGCCGTTTGTATCCTCCAGGGCGATGCAATTTCCCATAGTGAATTGCATGATCGCCTGATCGAAGAGAAGCAGACGGTTGAACGCCATGTTCTTGATCTCTCCGAGAGGTACGGATTCGGTTTTGGCGCCCTGGATGACTTTCTCGACTCCGTATTCGCCATTCTCTCGAGTCCAGCGCTCTACAAACGCTCGAGCGTTGTACGGATCGAACCCCACTGCTCGAACGTCGTAATTCTGGTCGAGGATATAGCGGTCGAGATCCTCGTAAACCTCCATCATGTCGAGAACAGTTCCGTCCATGACTTGGAGGGAGCCCTCGTCGAGGAATTCCTGATACTTGCGTCGCAGTGATGCGGGAAGCATCAGGACGGATTTCTCAGAAACGTAGCACCGGGTCTTCACACCGAAACGATCCCTGCTGAGGGGAAACAAGAACGTGAATGCCGTGAAGTCGTCGCCTCGAGATAGGTCACAACCCATAGCACAGGGCAACTGCCAGAAATCCTGCTTCCTGTGCGGAATCGTCTCGTCGTACGTGAAGAAGTACGTGTATCCCTCCATGGGGAGACCGAACCTCTTGGCCAGAATATCATTCCTAACTGAGGGAACGTTCTCGGCGCGCTCAACGTCTCGAGCATATGTGTCGTAGGTGACGGTCATGCCGAGGTTCGGCTGAGCCTTCTGCCACGTGTCCGGATTTCCGACCTCTTTGACGTCGTCGAGGCGGTAATAGAATATGGACGTGTGCTCGTCTCGGTATTCACCTTTAAGAATTTTGAGGAGCTCCATCTTGATATCGTCACCGCTGGCGTTTCGGACCGTGCCCTCGGAGGAGACGGCCACAATAAGCCAGTCGTTAACCTTGGATGCTCCCTGCTCGAGAGCGCCGACGACATCCTCTCGAATATCGCCGGAGAGCCACTCGTCCACTGTGCAGAGCTTGGGACGGAGCCCCTGAAGTTTGTCGATGGACATGGGACGGACCTCGACGATGCTGTTCGTCATGAAGTTCTGGATTCCCTTCTTGGTGGAACAGAGCTTCTGACGATCAGCCTTGGAGCCCGAGGTGTTTCGAATCTCTCCGTCGGTCAGGAACGAGAACAGCGGACCCTTGCTCCGAGTCATGGCGGTTCGAAGAGGCTGCATGACCTCCTCGGCCTGTTTCATGGTCGGGGCTGTAGTGATCTGCGTGGTCGTGGTAGTGTCGATTGTAAGAAAATACGCTTGCAGCAGCGTCTCATATAGAGACTTGGCTCCGCCTCGAGCAACGATGATATATTGCTTGTTGATGAGACGCTGCTTGACTTTGCGTTTCTCGAAGTGTCCTCCGCGGCCGTTCTCGTTCTGGACGAAGACAGAGCGCTCGATGAAATACCACCATCCGAAGATCTCCTCGGCCCAGAGTTTGAACGAGTTCAGAAGGACCAGATCCTGACCGTCAGTGAGAGTCATCTCCGATTCGCAGAAGCGGATGAAACCCTCGACCGCAAGATCGTCATAGTAGAAACTAGGATTACAAACGCGGTCATCGATCCGATTCATCTCCAGTTCGATTTCGTGACATACCGGAATCTCACCTGACAGTACTCGCGCACGGAACTCAGCATAATAACGCGGGGTTGCGGTATTACTGAGCATTTACGTGCTCAGCTCCGCTTCTTACGCTTTTTAGACGCCTTGGCTCCTGCGGATACGGCGCTGTCGAGATAATTGGTGGCGTACTTCGTGCCAACGTTACGGATGGCGCTCACGGCGATGTCGCCAGGAAGCGATGCGAGCTGCTTCTTAAGACGGCTTCGCTGAGATGGCTTAGGACCGTACGCCTGGTTGTACTGACGCTCCAGGTTAGCACGGTTCACGAGACGCTGAAGCTCGGCGTCGGACAGAGATGACGCCTTGCGAGCCTCCTGCTTATTGGGACCGGTCTGGCTTGAGCCACTGCTCTTGCGAGACCGGCGAATACCCCACTTCATGCCCTTGACACCGTGATGCGCAAGGACATCCTCGGGGCGGGAGATGGAGCTGATCATGAGAATTCTTTCTCCTGGTTGATGCGCCACTGCAATTCAGTGATCCGCTTCTGGAATGCCTCGGTGACGTAGGAGTTGTTCGGCGGGTCGAAGTCGAGTCGCACTCGTGCGTAGACCAGTGACTTGACCGCCTCGATTTTGAACTCGTCCTCTCCGAGCCATTCACCCCACGTTGAGGTCGGCCCGGTGATGTGAAAACGGGGCAGGCCGAGCTGGGCAGACTCGAAGATCGCCGAGTTTATATGGGAGATGAGCTCGTCGTCGAATGCGGTGTACGATGCCTCGAGGCCGAGCATCTTCTTGACGGTCTGGAGAATCGACCCGTCTGCCATCAGCGCGAAACCTTCTTGAGGGGGAAGCGCGGCTTGCCCTTCACACTCTTAGAAGCGGGCTTCTTGCGCTTGGACTTGGCCGAGAGGTCCTGCTCCGACTCATCTTCTTCGTCCTCCTCGGGCTCATCCGCATCAGTCCCGATCTTCGTCGGATTCTTCTGGAGAGCCTGGAGGAGCATCTGACGACGGGAAAGTTTCTTCTTGGACGCCTGCGCATCGTCGGTCTGAGTGTCCTCATCCGCCGCGGCGCGCTTCTTCTTTCGAAGGAGCTGTGCAGCGGAGGGTTTTGCGCTGTAGTGAAACAGCTCGTCCTTATAACGAGTCACTTGCCTCGTGCCGCCTTTCTTGCTGCTCGAGCGGCGGCCTTCTCGGCACGAATCCGCTCCCGTTCTTTCTTCTTCCGCTCTCGCTCGACCTTGGCGTCGTGCTGCTTCTTCGCGTTGGCGGCACCTCGCTGGACTCCAGCCATTTTGGCGAAGTATGAGACGGATGCCTTGGCGAATCGACCTTGTGTTTCCGAGCGAAGTGCGGCCCGCTTATCGGCGATGATCTGCGCCGTAGACTTCGAGCCTATGGTCTGTTGGCCGACCTTCTGGTAGGTCTTACGTCGACCCCACTTCATTCCCGGAACGCCGTAGTGAAAGAGCTCGTCTCGATAGTTGTTCACCATAGCTTGGTGTCGCCCTCTCGACGTTCGATCAGCTCGCTCTCTCGAGCGAAGCCGTAGTGTATAGCATTGTGCGTATCGTGACACACGGTTATGAGGTATTCCGGATCGAGCACCGCAGGATTGAAATCTATGAGATCCTCGGGCTTCATCGGGTTCATATGGTGAACAAGGAGCTTCCCCCGGATCTCCATCCCCTCGACACCCAGATCTCGGCCCAAGTCTCGAGCGATTGTAATGTCTCGAGACCTCTTCCACTCCGGAGAGTGATAGAACCTCTGGTTCAGGTAGCGCCCCTCGCCGAATGTGCGCGAGTATGGGTCCGAGAAAGTCTGCAAGTAGCGCAGTCTCGAGTCCCAGTCGGGAAGCTTGATCAGTTCAGAGTACGTCCTCACCGACACCACCGCCGGAATACGCACGGAATGCTCTAAGCACCTCGGCGTACGCCTCTTCGCCTCTAGCGGAAGCCTCGAGTGCTTCGGCTTTGGCCTTGAGCATTTTGTTCTCGGCGCGAAGTCGCTCCTGTTCTAGCTTCTCGCGACTGGTACCGAGTTTGAGATAGTGAATCACAACCGACGGAGGCGCCGTACCATCGGCCAGCATCATCTCAGCCCTTGTGGTGGCCAGGGAGATGAGGCGATCCTCGGCCTCCTCCGGGGAACGGGGCGGCCTCTTCGGCACTGCAATAGGTTTTGCCTTACGCGGCATCGAGTTTCACCCCTGTGACGATGTGTTGTTGCGGAGTTCGACAGAGATTCAGGTCAGACCACGCGACTCAAGCAACCCCTCCCGACGCGGAAAGGAACACACAAGAAAACGCGTCGAGTGCGAATCGCGTGGCCTGGTCCGAATCCCGACCGAAAATACCCCTCCGGGTCAAATATGAGGAGATCGGAAGAGCG